AAATCCTGGAGGGACTGAAACAGGCTGCAGCGCAAGCTTCGCAGGTCGAGCAGGGGCTTACCCAGGCCAAGACCGAGGATGTGTCGGCCTCAGCCGCGAAGAAGCAGATGGACGTGCAGATGCTGCAGGCGTCGGCAGATGCGACGATTCAGGAGATCCTGTCTAGGGTCGAGCAGAATCTGGCGAACGCCAAGTCGGCGAAGGACAAGAACCAGTTGGAGAACCTGAAGGTACTGCTGACTACGGTCAGCGAGAAGAAGGAAGGGGCGAAGCCCAAGGGGGAGAAGAGTGGCAAAGCTTAAGAAGCTGGAGGATTTGAACGGGCGAGAAGAATACATGTTCTACTGCCCAGGTTGCGAGTTACATCACGGAGTTTGGACCGGAGCAGGGCCTGGCCCAGTATGGCAGTTCAACGGGTCGATGGCTGCTCCTACGTTCTCTCCGTCAATACGAGTTCGCATGGGGCCGAAATGCAACCCTGCGACAGGTTTGCGTCTGCCCGGTGCATCGGACCAAATATGCCACTCCTTCGTCATGGACGGGAAGATTCAGTTCCTCAGTGACTGTACTCACAGACTTGCAGGGCAAACGGTTGAGCTGCCGGAGGTAGACGAATGAAAATTCCTGAGCATCCCGCGTACGAGATACAGGTTTGCCGCAGTGGGCGCAACGAATACTCGGTTGCCAGACTGGTAGCCCTTTCAGCAAAGCTACCCGTTATGGATGTGCCGCTTGACCACATGAGTGTCTACACCAGATATGAGAATCTTACGCTGCGCGACCTGGTAATGCACATGAAGACAGCGCTGGACGCAGATTTGGCGTACCCAATCATTCTCGATGAGGATGGAGATATTTTAGACGGAAGGCATAGAGTGATGAAGGCTATTTTGCAAGGAGAGAAGACTATCAAGGCGGTGCGGTTTGATGAGAACCCGAGTCCGTGTCGGGCAAATGAGGGGTGAGAAATGAAAGAACGAGAACTCGAAATTGAGGACAGGATCAATCTGTTGAGACGTACTGAGGGAGTTCAACTCCTCGCTGAACTCCTTACGCTCAGGCGCGAGCGCCATCGAGACAAGCTTGAAAGTAGCGAGAGTGAAGAGATGAGAGGAAGGGCAAAGGAATGTAAAGATCTGATACACATATTGTCTTGACAACCAGTATATACTGATGTTACACTACAGATAAAATTCGGAGGAGTTCATGGAAGATGAAGTAATTGATAACGGAGTGACAGAAGACGAGTTCGATCTCGCCTTCAACGTCGCCGTAGGCGGAGAAGATACCAGCGATGCTGGTAAGGGCGAGCCCGACGAAGGAAAGACCGAAGAAGGTACTTCCGATGAAGGTACTTCTGAAAAAGGTACTTCTGAAGAAGGTACTTCTGATGAAGCGAAGGCCGAAGTAAAGCCTACTCCCAAGCAGGAAGTAGACCCGGCTAAAGCCGCGCAAGAGGTGGAAGCCACAAGGCTTGCCCAAGAAGCAAAGGTAAAAGCTGACGCAGATGCAAAAGCGGAAGGTGAACGTCTTCAAGCGGACGCCACTGCCCGCGAAGCACTGACTCCTGAGGAGCAAGCCGCCCTCAAAGAGGTAGAGACCAACTTCCCGGACACCGCAGCGGCTCTGAAGGCCGTTGAGCGCATAGCCTTCGCCAAGGCGGAAAACGCGTTCAACAAGAAGTTGGCGCATTTCCAGGAAACGATCGAGCAACGATTCGCTCAAGTTAGCCAGGACTTCGCCCCGGCAATCGCTACTGCCAAGGTTGTAGCACAGAACACGCATCAGGCCGAGATCCTTAAGGGGCATGCTGACGCATTTGAAATTGTACCGAAGGTCGAGGAATGGGTCAACACCCTACCAGATTTTCAGAAAGAAGCATACAACGCGGTCCTCGACAAGGGGAGCGCTTCGCAAATTGTAGAATTGTTCAACATCTTCAAGAAGGAAACGAATGGTAGTGTGAAGGGGCCTCCATCTTCAACTCCGACTCCTGAAGAGACTGCACAGAAGGCTGCGAAGGAGAAAAAACTGCAATCCCAGGAGGGAGTACGCAGTCGACAAGCAGCACAAAAGGGCGGTATTGACGAAGACGACTTCGAGTCGGCGTTCAACGCAGCCGTAAATTCCTAATTTTGGAGGTATGACCCCATGACAATGACAGTGAGTGATATTAGCCTTCGAACGGCTGGGTATGTGGCTGGCAAGCTTCTTATGAGAGCTGACCCTGCACTTATTATGCAACCGTTCCTGCAAACTCATGAAATCCCGCAGAACGCATCGAGCACTATCAAGTTTCGGCGCTACGCGGCGCTCGCTGCAGCGATCGCAGACCTGACTGAGGGAGTTACTCCTCCGTCCAGCACCATCACGCATTCCGACTATGAGGCAAATCTGTCGCAAATCGGCGCGTGGGTAGGTATCTCTGACCGCGTAGCCGATACGCACGAAGACCCTATCATCAAAGAGTACACCAGCATTCTCGCAAAACAGGCGGCACTTTCTGTTGAGACTCGGTTGTTCAACGTAATGAAGGCTGGCACTAACGTGTACTTCGCTAACGGCACTGCGCGGACCGATGTAAACACTCCGCTGACCAAAGCACTGCAGCAGAAGATTACGAGGGGCTTTAAGCGTCAGAATGCGTCCACCATCACTGAAAGACTGAGCAGCTCGGCTAAGATGGAGACTGTATCCGTCAAGCCGTCGTTCATCGCGTTTATTCATCCCGACCTCGAACCTACCGTCCAAGCAATCCCCGGCTTTAAGGATGTTGTCGACTACGGTTCGATGTCCTCGTATCCGACTGAGATCGGCAGTATCGGCGATGTTCGGTATCTGACCTCTACTGTGTTCACCTCGTGGGCTGACGGCGGCGGGCTTAAAGCAGGTTCCGGCACCACGATGATCTCCACGACCGGCACCAGTGCCGACGTATATCCGATCATCTACATCGCCGCCGAGTGTGCGGCGGTAACACCGCTCAAAGGGAAGACCGCCCTCGACCCGTTCGTCGTCAACCCTGGAACTTCTCGGGAAGGCGATCAGCTCGGCCAGCGCGGCTGGATTGGCTGGAAGACTTACTTCGCGGCTGTCATCCTGAATCAACTCTGGATGTGCAGAGCTGAGGTAGCGGCTGCAGAGCTTTAAAATTGAAGGGGGCTCCAGCCCCCAACTCTTAAAATAAGGAGAATATAAAATGTCTTTGAACTACGCAGATCAGGTCCAGAAGGTTTTTTCCGTGACCGTCTCTAATCCCGCTGTCGCTGTGAACTTGGTTTGTGGCTGGCAGCCTCGCTATGTGCGAGCCTATAACGTCAACAACCTCGCTGCTTACGAGTATTTCTACGGCATGGCCGCAGGCACTTCGCTTGACAACGGCAACCATGCTGACACACAGAACTCGGTCAACGCTGCAGGGTCCATCACGCTGTACGCAGGCCGCAATGCCGGCGCAGCCGTTACCGGCACCGTTACCGTTACTGCCGCTTCCGCTACCATTACCGGCTCTGGTACCAACTTTGTCGGAGAACTCGCGGTTGGCGACAAAGTCACTGTGAATGGGGAGACCGTCAGTATTCTGTCAATCACCAGTTCGACTGTTGCTACCGCTGACAAACCATTCGTCGCCGCCGCCGCCGCAGTCAGCTTGTACGACGTGCTCGGAAAAGGTGAAGGAGTTACTCTCGGTACCGACATCTGCGATACCGCAGCCGACGTTGTTCGCGTGGTAGCGTTCCGCTAAAAAGATAGCCCGTCCAGGCGGGCTTACAATACCTGGAGGAGATTATTATGAGCAGACAAGAAGTTAGAACTCTTCGCGTTATTACTGAGGAAATCACCAATGCCGCTGGAACGAACAAGAACGCGATCACTGAGACGCTTACCAACAAGACACTTACTTCGCCAGTCATCGACCTCCCGACCACTTCGTCTGGAGTAGGGGCCAAGAACGGATCGACAGTCGCTGCTGTCGAGTACGGAGACGGGGTAGTCCATAAGACCGTTCTTACCTGCACCGCAACACCGGTAACTATTACCGATGACGCCGCAGTAGCGCAGTACGGAGGGGTAAAGGTCTACGACCTACCTCTCGGAGCTATCTGCACTTTCGGAGCAGTTGTGTCCGGAATCCTCACTGCTGGGGTCACAGGAACGATCATCGACAACTGGGATGGCGATGTTGCACTCGGAACGGCTACCGCCACTACAGGGGCTACGCTTACCGGCACAGAGGCAGATATCATGCCATCTGTAGCCGTGTCCGCAGGTGCATCCGATAAAGACGGTGTAGTTTCCGCAGTATCTGTCGCTACCGCCCTCACTGAGAGCGGGGCTCGGTGGATGGATGGAACGGCTACTGCCAAGGATGTGTACCTGAACTTCGTCATTGACGACGATGCTACGCACACCGCAGGTACTGCTGCTTTTACAGGGGTAATCACCCTGACCTGGATCAATTTAGGAGCACTGTAAGGTTCAACCGAGGGGAGGACCTAAAAACCCTCCTCTTCATTGAACCTTACAACAAGGAGAACACCTGATGTATATGAAGCGGATGTTGGAAATTGGGCAGGCCTCGAATGGTTTCGTCATTGAGTGCAGGGTGCCAATTAAGCCGAAAGAGAAAGCGAATAACAAAAGCATGTGCGACTGCTACCCAGGCTCCAGCGAAAAACAGTACATCGCTAAGGACGCGGTGGAAGTTGCCAAGATAATTGAGAAACTCATGCCAATGCTCGACGAGAAGTATACGACTGAAGAAGAGTTTGACAGCGCCTTCGAAGAAGCGGCTGGGGACGCCGCCGAGGGCGGGAAGAAACATAAAATGGAGGAGTATAAATGAACGATGAATTTGAAGTAGAAGTTGACCTGAACGTGCCGGCAGCGCCGGAGAAGAAAAGTAGGAAGCCCGTCAAGGAAGTAGTTTCTGCTAAGAAACAGGCAATGATTGATGCTATCATGGCTGCGACCGATGAAGAACTCGACAAGCCGATGGGCGCCATCCGCATTGATGAAAAGACCAGGAAAATCCGCATTATCATCGATGAAATGGCTGGATGTAAGGACAACTATGAGGCTGTCGGCGTCAACGGAGTAGTATACCAAATCAAGCGAGGCGTCCCGGTCGAAGTCCCGCCGGAGGTAGTCCATGTTCTCGAACTCGCCATAGCTACGCACATCGAGCAGAAGAAAAACCCGTACACCGGAGAACTAGAGGAAACAGAACGAAGGTACTCAGCAATCCCCTGGCGGAGAGCGTAAGCCGTGACCCGAGCGGAGATGTTGACCGAGCTTCTCGAAGTCCTCAACAGCGAGACGACGAACGGAGCATGGAGCGACGCAAGACTCCTCGCCTACCTTTCCGAAGGGCAGGACAAGTTCTGTGAAGAGACCGGGTTCTTCGTTGATATCGCGAACTACTCGTTGACGCTTGTTACGAACACGGCGCTCTACGCAATCCCGGCCCGAGCCATTCAGGTAATGAATATCTGGTATGGCAACAAGGTACTCGGCAAGGTTCAGCAGGATGTAATCCTCACACCGGATAACTGGCCGATCGATCTAGGAACTACAGAGACAGGGATGCCGGTCCAGTGGCAGACCGACCAGACAACCGGTTTCATCAAGCTGGCTCCTACACCTACGGTGTCGGAAAACGGCCTTGTCCTCGATCTCCATGTCTGGAGGTACAGTAGATCACCGCTCAATCGTATGAGCAGCACGATTACACTGACTGGGACTCTTCATGCTGGCGATGTCATAGCTGCGACAGTGAGCGACGTAGTCTATTCCTACGTAGTCCTTGGGACCGAAGGGACTCTGACCGCAGTAGCTACTGCATTGGCAGCGGTTATCGATGCTTCGACGGCTTTTGTCGCTACTGCATCCGGGCAGGTTATATCAATCTCAGCCCTCGCGTTGGAGACCTCTACGTCTACGACGGTCGTCGTCAGCGGAGCAGGAGCGACAGTTACAGCTACGGCTGCAGACGTGTACTCTGCGTCCCCAGAGATTCCGTCTCAGCAACGAGCGTGCATTGAGTGGGCGGCTTACAAGGCGCTCAACCATCACGATATGGAGGCCCAGGAACCTGTTAAAGCCCAAGACCACAAAGACGCATTCGAAGACTACGTCACTGACGGAATCAACGCGTTCCGCCGGCTGCACAATCTCGAAACCCGAGTAGGGACCGCCCCTGCCTACAGGACGTAACAATGGCCCAGGCAAAGCTCATACCGCTCTTCAAAGCTACAACCGGGCTGAACAACGCTCTCGACCCAGTGCGGCTGAGTTACGACCTGAAGACCGGAGTCACTGAGCTTGCCCAACTGGTCAACATGAATGTCGACAACTCAGGCCGACCATTCAGCCGGCTTGGCCGCTCCACCGCGAAGCGGGCGGAAGCCTCGCGTTGCGCCTTCTCCACTGGAGAGACATGCCTCTTCGTGGCCGGCACCGAATTATATCGGCTTCTTCCCGACTACTCTAGGGCGATTATCCGCACCGGCCTGACACTTGGCGCCAGGATGCGATACTACCAGATAGCGGGGAGGATCTACTATACCAACGGCTACGAGAAAGGCTATGTCTCCAAGGGTGTAGACTTCGCCTGGCAGAAGGGAACGTTCACTGCTCCTGGAAACCCCAAGAATATCTATTCGAACCCTCCGACCGGGCATCTAGTGAGCTGGTTCGCGGGCCGAGCCTTGATGGCGAAAGACGACGTAGTCTTCGCCTCGCTCCCCTCGTTCTACGGAGTCTTCGACCTGCATAGCGACATGAAGCTATTTCCGAACAGGGTGACAATGCTGCAACCGACGCCCGCCGGCCTATGGGTCGGGACGACAACCCAAGTCCTCTTTTATCGAGGGGCGGAGTGGCGCAAGACTAAGAGAGAAGAGAAGGCGCCGTTCGGCGTCATCGAAGGCTCCGCAGTATGGTGCCCTGCCGAGAAGATGGGAGGACCGAAGTCAGTAATTTTCACCACGCCGCAAGGCATTTGCTCCGGCAGTGAGGATGGAACGTTTACAAATCACACGTACAATAAACTTATTTTCCCAGCAGGACGGTACGCAAGCGCTGCGATTGTTGACAGTCGCTATCTCGTCTTTTTGGAGCCCTGATAACTAAAGGAGAAGAATAAAATGGCTACAAGATTGTCAACTGGAACTCGCAACGGCATGGTGTCCAAGCATTCATACCCGACCAAACTCATCACCGGAACGACCTTCGCTTTCGAAGACGGCACCGGTACCGGTGGCACCGATCGGATTACCGACTCCGGTAACGGATTTGTAACAGCAGGTTACATCGCCGGGGACTACATC